CGCCCCGGATAACCAACCGCCCCTCGCTTACCCGGTTGCCAGCACCAACGCCAGTTGATGCCGCGTCGAGTGTATGCGTTCCCGGCGCAAGCACAACCTCCCACCAGTCGCAGGCATTGGTCTGTGCTGACGTGCCATTGGCTGCGGGCAGCGTTCGCCCAATTCCCTGCATCGCCCGAATGGCTGTAGCGATGTTGCGCGCCCTCGACCCTGCCACCACAGCCTTAGCCGCCGCAAGCGTCGTTGCCACCATACCCGCCGCAGGAACATCGGTCCCCGCCGGATCAACATAAACGAACCGCTTGTCATACCGCGCGCCTGTAGGGTCATAGCATAGGTGCATGACGCAATCGGCCACCGCCGCGCGAAGCCCCTGATCCATCACAACGGTATGGCCCGCCGCAGTCGTCGCGCTGCTCCCCATCGGGCGCATGGCCCCAACCCACGGATAAACGTGCGCCCAGACCGTGATAATTCCCGCCGTAAGCCCTGCAAGATTGGCGTCAAAGCCCCAGCAGCGCAGCGTGTCGTTGTGCTCTGTTGACGTGCTAGGGGCCGTTACCCATCCGCTATTCAGGTTCGTTCCATCGCTTGCAAACCAGCGCACTGCGGCGATAGCTTGGTGCAGCGACGCGCCGTCATTCTGGGCGTAGTGCGAAGCCGCTATAATATCAATACGCTTCGTAGAAGCCGCCACAAGCTGGTAAGGCGGCGTCGCCCAGCGGCAGACAGGAAGAACAGCCGTGCGGGTTGAATTATTGGTGACGCTGATAGTGCCGCCGGTCAGCCCGGTTCGCCATCCGTCCGCGAACGTGCAAGCTACCGTAGCGCCAGCGGGGATACAGTCAGACAGTGCGATGCGCACCCGCCGCTGTCCGCCACCAAGGTCCACGTCATCAATCACCGGGTCCGCCTGCGTGCTCACTGGCCATGTCTGGCGCAGCGGTTTCGTGCCCCACACCACCATAGCTCGATTGGCATTTGCCACCGCCTGCCCACCAGAACGCACAAATCCTGAAATGCCACTCACTGCCAGCGTCAGCTTGGGCGTGCCATCGTAATCAAGCGGGTAGTCCACATGCGGGCCAACCGGGCTGCTGAAAGCAGTCGTCGATGGTGCGCCAAACGTGCCGATGATCTCCAGAACCCAGCCGTTCATATCTTCTTCACCTAAAGCGTCGCCAATTACGCGAGCACTTACGATATTGGAAGGACTGAGACTAGAGGTATTGAAGTTTGTGAAGAAGCTAGCTACCATTTTTAACCTGCCATCCATCCATTTGGATGGTTACTATGAGGGGGTTGATACGCAAGCTGTTCTGCTTTAATAATCAGCTCGTTTTCTTTTTGTTCGCTCTTTCTGCGACCAGTAAGTTTAGAGAACAGTTCTGAGAGACCCCACACAAGAGCATCAACACGGTCGGGTGATCCTTGTCCTTTGCCTCTTACGCTATCCACGCTGAAGGAACACATTTGGTCTTCAAGTTTGTCGAAACGTCCTACGTGGTGTATTCTGTTTTGTTCGTAGAGAGAAGAGATAGGTTCAGCTCGAATAAACTTACCCCGACTTGCATGAACAAGTTTAGGAGAGATACTTCGATCTACAGCTTTGATGACGCTTGCCACCATGTCGCCGCCTTGGTTTTTCTCGGCTACGATTTTGTCTGCCTCCCATTTGCGATAGAGGTGGACGGCCTTCCGCGCCCATTCCTCAGGCGAGCCACGAAGCGATCCATCTTCTAGGACGTATCCTTTAGCGTAGCCCTCCGAATCACGAGCAAGACCAACAACAATAATGCCAGTTTCGTCACTACCTTGTTCACTGCTAGCAGCAGGGTCTACAGCAACGATTACTCGTTCCATATCGACTGGAGCTTCACTTACTCGGTTCAGGTCGATACCACTGCGCTGCCACAAAGCGCCGGGGATGTCGTCAAGGATTTCAGCTTCTAGTTCCTGCCGACCCAGCCGTGTACCTTCATACTCTTCTGTTATCTTTTTGAGGAACGGAGCAGCTAGATTTCCTGAGTTATCATAGGTCCGACCCTTCGTCACTACTGTATCTTTGTCATTTAAGATTTTCTTAATGAGGTGCAGTGGTCGAGGAGTGGTTGTAATAACCTGTTGTGGTTTTTCACCCAAGCGGAGGCCCATCTGGACCTGATCCCATGTAGCCTGCATGTACTTCCACTTAGCGATTTCATCGCACCACGCAAAGTGATGTTGAGGACCGCGAAGTTGGTCAGGTTCAGTAGCGTTGTAGGTTTCTGCGATTGACCCATTTGGCCAGACAAGCTGTCTGTTAGTTGGGTAGTAGGTGGGCATGAAGTCGGGAGAAGAACAAGCTAGGATGCCACTCTCTCCATCGACCATAACTTTACGGCAGTCAGCAGCAGTCTCACCAATGAGTGCGATACGACAGCCGGGGAACTCTTTAGCCTTCTGGCGGACCCATTCAGCTCCGCATCGAGTCTTTCCAAAACCGCGTCCTGCGAGAAGCAGCCACGTAATCCAATCACCTTCGGGGGCTATTTGATTGGGTCGTGCCCAGAAGGGCCAGTGCCATTTGAGTGCAGCTATCGCCTCTGGCGTAAGCTTACTGAGTTGAGCCCTCCGAGTTTCCTCGTCTAACGAGGCGAGCAATTGCGCTTGTGAAATCTGCGACATCTTCCATGACCTTCTGTTCCATCTTGATCGCGTCACCGTCACGACCACTGATCTCAGTCCGTTCAATGAACATGCCTAGATGGCGGGCCAGAAGCTCGTGACCACGCAGCAGTGCGTTCAGGTTTCCAGCTTCCTCTGCCAAGCGGATTGCCTTCTGGATACCTCTTAGAACGAAGTCCTTAGTGACATCTGTACCTTTATTCCGTTCAGCTCTAAGTCCGTCGATAGCGATGCGGATCGCTTGATTTTCCATCAACTGGAAGGCAACCTGCTTAGCGTTCTTCTCTGTGTACCCAGCCCTAATTGCCGACTGTGTAGCGTTCAAATCCTTGAGGTATTCTTCACAGAAGACCTTCTGACGGTCTGATAACGAGTCGATTACCGCTTGGATATCTCCACTCTCAATTGCCTTAAGAGACTTTTGAGAGATTGTTTTTCGCTTTTCTTTCTGAGCAGCCTGTACCTTGTTGGTGTGCAACGGGAGGATACGTTCATCCATTGTTGACATGTGTGACTCCATACCTTATACCTATATTATACCATAAAACCTTCGGTTTGTCAACATAAAAAAAAACAGGATAACAAAAGAAATATTTTTAATATACCTCTTGTAATTTTTTAATTCATACTATATAAGATATAATATATATAATAGAATATATAATAGAATATATTAGAATATATTAGAATATATTAGAATATATAATTTAACTTAAGATTTATCAATTATGGGGGCATTCGTCATCTGTTGGGGCGACCAGTAGGGAGCCCTTTTATTAGTCAATCCTAGCCCGTAGAGGCACCGTACAGAGGCAATGCAGGGTTCTTAGGTAGTCGGGTAGCCTGCTGGGCAAAATGACGCTGTACGGGCTTCCTAGAGACTTTATTCAAAGACTGAATTTTTTATTTCTCGCTAGACCTAGCTCTCCGCTCTCAGAGAGTAATACCGCAATCCATGGCCCCCCCCTATCAATAGTGATAGTGCGTAATAATATTGCGAAATTGGCCCAATTGGCGCAACATTCGGAAAGTCTGATCTGATTTACGCAACATTCGGAAAGTCTGACCGATCAGCGCCTGCCTATTGCATTATTATATTGTGTCTTACCGCAACAATCGCATAGTGACGCAACAATATTACAAGAACGGCCATAATTACGCAACAATCTATCAAAGTCTAGCCCTATGTCGGAAAACCTTACACCTTAACCTATTGAAAACATTCAAAAGCCTGAAAGAGGTGTCGGAAAACCTTACACCTTAACCTATTGAAAACATTCAAAAGGCTAAAAAGGCGTCGGAAAACCTTACAAAGAGCGATCCAGCCAAGAAAGCCTAAAAATGTTAAAATGCCTGCAATATCAATAAGTTAGAAACTTGGCACGCCACTTGCAATGCAACTTACAGACGGGATAAGACACTAGGAAAGGAAAGCTGGACAATGTATGCAATCACTGACAAGACTGATAGAAGCAAGCTTCTAGGAAAGGCAGATACGCTAGACGCCGCTAAGGCGCTGGCAAAGAGCCTAGACGGCGACTTACGGCTAATGATAGAGGCGCGTAAGTATCTTCGCTAACAGGACGAAACGCCTTTGAGGCGTCCTAGGGTTAGTCCCTAGCTGACGAGTCCAGAATATGACAACGACTTAATATAAAAAGGCTTGACAAACCTGAAAGGCGCGTCTAGTCTCTACATCGTCGAAAGGCTCGCTAACGGGCTTTCTTGCGACAAGGCATAAGCAAAGCCGCTAGGCGGTTCCCTGCTAAGGTGCCAGCGTCCGAGATAGATAGGTGAAAATAGGGACTTGACAGCCGATAGCGGGCAAGATAGTCTGAAAAACATAGCAGCTAAACCACGGTTCGCCGGACGGTTTAGGTGTCGTCAAGAAAGGCTTGTGAAATGAGCACTAGGAATGAACGCAAGCGTGCCGCTAAGGCTCGCAAACTGGAATTGCTTGCGGCACAAGAGCAAGCCTTTGCGATTGAGGCTGAAAAGCAGGCGGCGCTGGCCGCACGCAATGAGGCATTGAT